TAACAAGAACAAATAATTTCAGCACACAACCTGTTCATTGCGACACTATGCCTAGTATCGTACTTCGAAAAATCAGGACAGGCAATCAAATTTTTGCTGTTGTTAGTCACATATTTGATCATGTTACCAACTTGGACAGAATCATTCATATTTGAGCCTAACGCATGTTCTAATTCTACTCCAGATGACTTAAACTTACACAACCAGTTACCAAAGAGGTATCGAAGTGCAAGATTATAATGTGCTGGAGGGGCTGAAAACAAGCGCGTGTCATGATTGACCACCTTTGCCTTTGGTCGAATTTCTCTTTTCAGCGAGACTGTGAATGGAACACGTGGAACAAGACCAGATCGCCATGAAGAAAAAACATTTTGTGCCATCTTAACAAACTCTGCTTTCGGTTCCAATCGGCCTTCGGCATCACGTAAGAAAAGTTGCTCTTTGGTACTCCCAAAGAGATCTTCACTTAACCAAGGACAATTTGACTTGGGTTCAGTAAAGGGCTTCCCTGGACTTGTGTCAAGCTGCGTTCTTTTGATTATCGGACATTGCATTTTAGCATCACAACAACCATTCGCAGCAACCTTCATACTGGGAAGAATATCACACTTCCAACTTTTCATTCGATCAACCATATCATTGGCTACTTCATAGACCTCTGAAGGCAAATCGTTTTGAACTTTGTGTTTAAAATTATTCAAAGCTTTCTTCAAAGCTACCAAACTACAGTCGCTTGGAAGAAACTCAGAAGGACATAGTGAATCGGCGATCTCTGTTTTCTCAAGAACAAAGGGTTCGATATTAGGCGGCGACTGAGCAAAGCCGGAGAAGCTTGAAACTTTAGGCCCAGCCAATCCAAAACTTGAAGCAAATACCAAATCCCCTGTTTCTCGATTATCTACCACCGATACCGGCTCGTCGACTATGCCATACTTCTTCACAAGACTTTCCACATCTTGCTTAGTTAGCCGTGTCCAAACTTCAAATTCCGAACTACTGGCACTGAGGAATCCGGCAATATGGCCTCGAAAAAGCAACACACTACCACAATCCCCAGAGGTCACAGAAGCTCCTTTAGTCACAAAGCCAACGATTTCCTTTGATTTACCAAATTGAGTAGGCCGAAAGGACGATTCTTTGAGGTCTTCAATGACACATGATTGCGTCTTAACAGTTTCACCAGAGGTCACACAGGCGATAGCTGGGACGCCTTCATGGGGACAACGTTCAATAAATTCTGTTGACTGACAAAAATCCTTAGAACTGATCCCTTCATGCACGAATCGTTTTGAAACTAAAAGCGCTAAATCATGAGTCTGATCAAGAGGATGTCTTATTGCTTCAGAAACCTTGAAACGTTGATCACCGACAACGACATATTCCACGGGACCATCTAGAACGTGGCAGGGAAATACAACAATATTGCCTTTCAAGCGAAGACCACTGACTCTTTGGGCAAAATTGTCGCCTTCAACTGTCACTCTAGGAAAATCGCTCCGCCTTATCGATTTCGGTAGCTCCAAAGGGAGATTTGGCCTACGAAATTCTTTTGCAGGAACCATCCTTATATGCGCCTCCCTAACTTTATCCTCAATAGCAGGCACATCGCTCTTATCCACTGTCACTTTGATATAAGAGCCATCTTGCCCAGCAGAAAAATTCTTTTGGAAAAAGCCTCGCATTAGACGATTCCAAGCACGCAGCATAGATCCTGTCATCGTGGTTGTTTCACTGTAAAAGCAATATTCAACCTCTGCATGGCTGTTTTTCTTTTCCTTCTTGGCCTGGCTAAAACCTGAAAAGAACCATGAAGCGAATATTGAAATCAAGGTCAAAACCATAGCGCCAAACATGTACTGGCTGAAATTCTGTTTGACATGTTGCGCAAATGACTCAAACCACCCTGGGACTTCAATTAAGCAATCTTCAAGTTTTTGGATTCTATCATCGAATTCATGATCATAATAAGGTATGAGATAACCAGAGTTGCCGATTCGTGGAATCTCAAACCAATCGATTGCTGTGATATCGACCTGGTGTTTCTTAAAGAAATCTGCCAAGGTTTCATTGATACCTCCAACAATAATCTCTTTTGGTCGACGATAGAGTGAAATATTACCCAGGGGTTTCTCTTTAATCCAAAGACCTCGCACGCGATCATGATTATCCACAACTATATATGCATCTTTGGTATAATAGCCATCAGGAGATAGCATATCATACGAAATAGTTGGATAGCGCCGCTCAGTTAAATAGATTGGAGAGCCCAACCACTCAACAAACTTATAACTGAAACCATGACGCGGCAGCATGAGCGTAAAATGCTCGTGACGCAACAAGGCATGTCTAGCTGTGTCTTTCTCAGATCCATAGCTGACCATCATGTCACCATCAGATGAGTCCAGGTGGACTACTAGGTTCACTTTAAAAAAGCGACACACTTCGTCCCATAGGTTCGAGTCCATCATTCTGCCGTCGAGGATTTCGTGGTGACCAGAAGATAACGCGTACTTAACTCTCATGGTTTGCGAGTCCTCTGAGCCTCGAGTACCCATTCTGATAGTCTCAAATAGACAATTATTCCCACGACCGGATGTTGTAATCAATTCGTATTCATTCGAACCACTTTTAACTAATTTCAACCTTCCGTCCTCCATTGAATAAATTGCCTTTGAATTCCCTTGCGTCACTGCAACACGCCCTTCACCGATACACTCATACATGAGCCCGTTAACAAAGCACCGAGTTCCATCATACTGGGACAAGAATTCATCTGGTGCCAATCCAAAGGGAACTTTCAGTTCAACCTCAGTATCTTTCGGGCGAGACAGAAAC